AGACAGCCAGCCGATCCAGCACTACATCGACTGGATCAAACAAAGACCGTACAGGGTGGGAACAATCTTTCTCCCGCACGACGCCCGCGCCAAAAGCCTGCAGACCGGCAAGTCGATCATCGAGCAATTCCTGCAAAACGGCATCAAACCGCAGATCGTGCCGGAGATGTCGCTGCAGGACGGCATCGAAGCGGCGCGGTTGACTCTACCGAAGTGCTATTTTGACGAGACGGCGACGTATGAGGGCGTTGAGCACCTGCGGGCGTACATGCGGGAGTGGGACGAGAAAACGCAGACGTTCCGAAACCGCCCGAAGCACGACCAGCACTCGCACGGCGCGGATGCGTTCAGATACATGGCCTTGAGCGTGCGTCCTGTATCGTCAAAATCTCAATCAGGTACTAGAATCCCAACGAAGCCCGACTCGCAGGGGGCGCATTACGCCTTCAGTCTTCAGGATTTATGGGATACGGCTCCTAAACCAGGAACACGAATCGGATGAACACGACGTATCGCGTTGTCTGCGTTGCCGGTAGGCGTCAAGCCTACGAGCATCGCCTTGTGTGGGAGCGGCATCACGGAAGCATACCGCCTGGCTATCACGTTCATCACAAAAACGGTGATCGCAAAGACAACAGGATTGAGAACCTAGAGTTGCTTGCGGCGTTTGACCATCACAGCCATCACTTTACAGAGCAAGGAGCCACCAAAGAGCACAAGGAGCGTGCGGCTCAAAATTTACGCAAAAGCTGGAACCGCATGCCGATGCTAAAACTGACTTGCGTTGTGTGTGGTTCTGATTTTGAGAAGAGGCAGCACTTGACCAATGGCGCAGCAAAATATTGCTCTCGACCCTGCCGCAGTAAGGACTACTACATCAACACGCTCAGGCCGAAGCTGGTCGCAGAGGGTCGCCTGAAAGGCTGAACATGGAACAGACCGACAAGATTGAAAGCGAGAGTCAGTTTGACTCTACCCCGCAGGGTCTGGCCCAGCGGTGGGGGACGGAGATTGAATCCAGCCGTCAGGAGCTGAACAAGTTCCACGACGAGAGTAAGCGCATTCTGCAGCGCTACCTCGACAAACGCGACGACTGGGGGATGCAGGAGTCCCGCGTCAATCTGTTCTGGAGCACGGTCAAGGTATTGATGTCGATGCTCTACGCCCGCCCGCCGAAGGCGGATGTGGCGCGTACGTTCCAGGACGCGGACGACGACCAGGCTCGCGTCGCTGGGACGATGCTGCAGCGTATTCTGAACAAGGGGTTTGACGACGACGTCTCGAGCTGGGACAGCGCAGTGCGGCAGTCGATCGAGGACTGGCTCGTTGTCGGTCTGGGCCAAGTCTGGCTGCGGTATGAGGTCGAGATCGAGGAAGTGCCTGAGACCGTTGACGCAATGACCGGGATGCTGATGCCCGCGAGCGAACGGATTCTGGACGAGGACGCGCCTTGCGACTACGTCCACTGGGAGGACTTCTTTTGGTCGCCGGCACGCACCTGGCAGGAGGTGCGCTGGGTGGCGCGGCGCGTCTACATGACCCGCGATCAACTCAAGGCCCGCTTTGGCGAAGAGATCGCCCGCGTCGTGCCGTTGATCCAGCCGAAGAAGGCGAACAACGACCAGGCTCCCAAGTACGACCCCTGGGAGCGGGCAGAAATCTTTGAAATCTGGTGCAAGGAGCACAAGAAGGTCTATTGGTACAGCAAAGGCGCGGAAGTCATCCTCGACGTCAAAGACGACCCGCTGCAGCTCGAGAACTTCTTTCCCTGCCCGAAGCCCTTGGCGGCGAACGTCACGACGTCCAACTTCATTCCTCGCGCCGACTACGTCTTTGCGCAGGATCAGTTCAACGAGCTGGACGAGATCAACACCCGCATCACTTGGCTGACCCGCGCTGCCAAGGTGGTGGGCGTGTACGACAAGTCCGCCGAGGGCCTGCAGCGGATGTTCCAGCAGGCGTCCGAGAACCAACTGATCCCGGTTGACAACTGGGCGATGTTCTCCGAGGCCGGTGGCATCAAGGGCAAGGTCGACTGGGTTCCGATTGACGCCGTGGTAAACGCGATCGAGCGGCTGCGCGTGTACCGCGCCGACAAGACGCAGCAGATTTACGAGGTGCTGGGCGTCAGCGACATCATGCGCGGCTCGACCCGTGCCGGCGAGACCGCCACGGCGCAGCAGATCAAGGCGCAGTTTGGCTCAACGCGCATGCAGTTGATGCAGTTCTACATCGCTGAGTGGATCACCGAGGCGCTGCGGATCAAGGCTGAGATTATCTGCAAGCACTGGCAACCGCAGACGATCGTCGAGCGCTCGAACATCCTGCGCACGCCGGATGTCCAGTTTGTCGAGCCGGCAATTGCGCTGCTGAAGGACGAGGCGCTGGCGCAGTACCGCATCAACGTCGAAGCGGACTCGATGGCTGCGCTGGACTGGGCGGCTGAGCGCGACGCCGCGGTGCAGTTTATGCAGGGCCTGGGCGCGTTCATCTCCCAAGTCGCGCCGATGGCTCAACAGGTGCCGGAGGCCGGCCCGTACCTGCTGCGCCTGATGCAATGGGCGGTATCCAAGTTCCGCGTGAGCACGCAGATCGAGTCGATTCTCGACCAAGCGGTCGCCGGCATGCAGCAGCAGCTCATGGCACCGAAGCAGCAGGGCCCGTCGCCCGAGCAGATGATCGAGCAGGCGAAGCTGCAGATTGAGGCCGAGAAGATCAAGTCAAACGAGCGGATCGCTGCGATGGAGGCCCAGTCGGATCAGCAGATCGCCGGCCTGAAGGCGACGATCGAGCTGCAGAAGATCGAGATGAAGGCCAAGTTTGACCAGATGGCTGCGCAGTTCCAACAGGTGCAGCAGATGATGGCGGGCGCGAACAGCTCGCCTATCGTTGTCGACGGCAATGGCAAGATTTCCAGCGCTTTTGACAAGATCGTCGAGTCGCAAGACAACAACGCGATGCAGTTGGCGGCTCTGACGCAGCAGATTTCACGCCGAAAGAAGCGCGTACCGATACGCGATCAAAACGGCGACATCGTTGAGGTCAAAGAGGTCGACGACGACGAGGACGACATGCCGCAGGGCATGGCGACGTTGCCGCAAGTGCAGCCGGCGATGGGCGGGATGGCGTAAATGGCAAACGCGATTTACCCACTCTACAAGCAGGCGCTACTTGACGCTGCTGCCAACGTCGACCTTAACGACGGCACGGTCAAGGTAGCCCTGATCGACACGGGCGTCTACAACTACAACGCCGCGGACGAGTTCTACTCGAGCGTTTCTGGTGTTGTAGGAACGCCACAAACGATCGGTAACACAACCGTTACCAATGGACTCTTTGACGGCGACGATGTGACGTACACGGCGGTCACGGGCAACAGCGTTGAGGCGTTGCTCATCTACATCGACACCGGAAGCGCGGCCACTTCGCGCCTGGTGGCGTGGATGGACACCAACGTCACGGGTTTGCCGGTCACGCCAAACGGCGGCGACATTTCGATCAATTGGAACGCAAGCGGTATCTTCCAGCTCTGAGGTAAACCATGCCACTTGTTTTCAAAGATCGCGTCAAAGAGACATCGACCACGACCGGCACCGGGACGCTGACGCTCGCGGGCGCGGTGACGGGCTTTCAGTCGTTTGCTGCCATAGGCAACGGCAACACGACCTATTACACGATCACCAACGGCACCGACTGGGAAGTCGGCATCGGCACCTATACGTCCAGCGGCACGACGCTGAGCCGGGACACGGTGCTGTCGTCCAGTAACAGCGGCTCTAAGGTCAACTGGGGCGTTGGCAGCAAGGAAGTATTCGTCACATACCCGGCAGGGCGGGCCGTGGACAACCCGCGTGGGTACGGCTACGCGCTGATCTTTGGGAGTTAAGGCATGGCGGCACCTAATATCATCAACCTCACGACCAGCCTGGGCAGGACGGTCGGGGCTGCGCTCACGACATCCAGCGCGGACATCCTGACCAACTCCGCAGCCAGCGGCAAAGTGCTGAAGGTCAACTCGGTCTACGTCGCCAACGTCGATGGCGCGTTCAATGCCGACGTCAACGTGACTTGGTATGACTCAAGCGCAGCCGTCACTTATTCGATTGCCAAGACGGTCGTGGTTCCTGCCGATGCTTCGCTGATCGTGGTCGACAAGATGGCTCCGATCTACCTTGAGGAAGGCGACAAGATTAGCGCCTCGGCGGGCACCAACGGCGACCTTGAAATGACGATCTCCTACGAGGAGCTGTCCTAATGTACAACGGCGGGGTTGTCGGCAAGGCTAACATTCCTACGCAGTCTGTTGCGACTGGCGTATGGAACATGCGCGAATTGTTCTTGGCTAGACGGCAAAACATCTGGCCGATTGAGAACGCATCAAGCGATCCGTACTTCGAGTACGTCAGCATGCTGCTGAACACCACCAGCACTAACGGCGCTCAGAACAACACGTTCCTCGACAGCAGCACCAACAACTTCACCGTCACCCGCAACGGCGACACCACACAGGGGTCGTTCAACCCGTACATGCCTACGGGTTACTGGAGCGGGTATTTTGATGGGAACGGTGACTATTTGACGGTCCCCGCGAATGCGGTGTTTCAGTTTGGTACTGGTGATTTTACGATTGAATGCTGGGTAAACAAGCCAGCCGCAGCGAACGGTCCTATCGTTGACGCTCGTGGTTCTGCCACTGCTGCACCATACGCCGCGTACATAGACGCAAGCAATTTTCCTTATTGGTACGATGGTACTTTATACACATCAACAGTAGCCGTCGTAAACAATCAATGGAATCACGTTGCATTTGTTAGAACATCAGGGACGCTAAAGATTTTTGTAAATGGTGTTGAAGGCTACAGCGCAGCATATTCAACTGCGTTAAATCCAAATTTTACTGTTTACATTGGTGGTCAAAACTTTTCTGGTTCATCAGCCTACACAACCGGATACATCAGCAACCTCCGCATCGTCAAAGGCACCGCTGTCTACACCGCAGCCTTCACGCCCCCCACCACCCCGCTGACAGCAATCACAAACACCAGCCTGCTGTGCTTGCAGGACAACCGCTTCAAAGACAACAGCACCAACGCCTTCACCATCACGCGCAACGGCGACACGCGCATCAGCAAGTTCGCGCCGTTCAACCCGCCAGCGTCCTACAGCACGGCCTCGTATGGGGGCAGTGGGTATTTTGATGGGACGGGAGATTACCTTGCTTCACCAAGCAATACCGCGTTTGACTTAGGCACAGGCGATTTCACGCTGGAATGTTGGGTTTATGCGACTTCTACGCCATCAGACGTTGGGATTTACGAAGGGCGTTCAAATGGAAACGCTGGAACTGTTGATGGTTTTACGTTAACCGCGTTCTCTGGAAGCGTTATTCGTATTTACAGCAACGCAATTTTGATTGCTTCATCTGGTACTAACTATGTTAATGCTTGGTGTCATGTTGCAGTAACAAGAGCGTCAGGAACTTGGACACTTTATATAAATGGCGTCAGCCAAGGAACTAGCACAACAGCAAGAACTTTGTCTAATTCCGATGCACTTATTGGGGCGGGTAGATACGGAATTACTGGCGCGGCTACCGCGTATTTTCCTGGCTACATCAGCAACTTCCGCCTAGTCAAAGGCACTGCCGTCTACACCGCCAACTTCACTCCCCCCACCACTCCCCTCACCGCCATCACCAACACCAGCCTGCTGCTGAACTTCACCAACGCAGGCATCTACGACGCCTCGACGATCAACGACGTGCGTACTGTTGGCAACTTGCAGGTCAGCACGACGCAGGCCAAGTTTGGCACGACGAGCATGTACTTTGATGGGACGGGGGATTGGCTGACCATGCCGGGGCGATCAGAGCTTGCTTTTGGAACAAGTGATTTTACTGTTGAATTTTGGATGTACGTTGCTGCTAACGGGCCAAGAATTTTGTACGACTCAAGACCTGCCAGCACCAGCGGCGCGTATCCAACAATTTATATAAACAGCAGCAATAAACTAATTTATATTGCTAATAGCGCCGACAGAATTACTGGAACAACAACTATTAGCTTGAATCAATGGTATCACGTTGCTTTGGCTAGATCCGGCACAAGCACTAAGTTGTTTTTGGACGGCGTTCAAGAAGGTTCTACTTACACCGATTCCACAAATTATTTGAACGGAACCAACAGACCTATAGTTGGCGCAAACGGAAATAACACATCTTTTGATAATTACAACGGCTACATCGACGAGCTACGCATCACCAACGGCTACGCTCGGTACACCGGCAACTTCACGCCTCCGTCAGCACCCTTCCAGACGCGATGACCATCTACAGCAAAAACGGGTCGATCCCCAAAGATCACACTGACGGCACTGAGGGCTGGGTGGAGGTGCCTGAGCCTCCGCTGCCTGGGCCCGGTGAAGAGACAGTATGGTGGTGCCCGCCCGGCTGGGTGGTGCGGCCTGTGGAGCCCGAGCCTATCGAGGGCTATGTGTGGAAGTGGAGCCAGAGCGAGGAGAAATGGGTGGACTATCCCATCCCGACCGACCCGCCAGCGCCTACGCCGCCCCCACCGCCGTCACCTAACGGCACCATCACTAGCAATGTGACCATCACGGGCAACGTGACGATCTGACATGCTCGGTTATTCGTCACTCAGCGAACAACCATTTTCCAGTCAGCCATCTGCGCCAGCGCAGACGCTGCAGCCTGGGCTGTACACCAACGCCCAGACGTTTTTTGCGCCTACTGTCGTTCCCATTGCGCCTGTTGCCGACCGCGGTGACGGTTGGATTCCGCAAATCAAGCGCAAGCGCAAATTCAAGGAAGAGGCAGACGAGCGCGCTCAACTACGCAAGCTGATTGAGGCTGCGGTTGATCCGGTTGACGCCGACGAGGCCGAGGTCGTCACGGTCGAGGACAAGGTGACAGTCGTCACCAAGACGGGCCCCACAGCGACAATTCCTGTTCCGCCTCAATTTGACGCGCAGGCGGTTGCCAAGATGGTCGTCAGCGTGCTCGAGGAGCGCGAGATCGAAGCCAAGCGCGTGCGCGATGCCAGGGCCCGCAAGCGGGCGCGAGAGGTCATCGCAGCCTGGGCAGCGGAAAATGAACGTCGGCGGATCAAGCGCCGTCGTGAAGAAGAAATCATGCTTTTGATGTGAGGATGAAATGCCAAGCAAATCACCAGCTCAAGCGCGAATGATGGCAGCGGCTGCGCACGATCCGGAGTTCGCCAAGAAGGTTGGCGTGCCCGTCAAGGTTGCCAAAGAGTACAACCAAGAAGACAAGGGCGGCAGGCTGCTCAAGCAGGCAATGCACGCCCAAGCACTGAGGAAGAAATGACTCGCCGCAGATACATTCAAGACCCGCAGACCTACGAGATGATCGAGGTCACTGAGGACTACATCCCGCCCGAGCGCGAGACAGCGCGCAACCGCGGCGCGCTATGGAACGACCGCAGCTATGACGGGCTGCGGGCGACTGATGGAGCGGACATCTCGAGCCGTAAGAAACACCGCGATTACATGCGGCGCACAGGTCTAACCACGGTGGATGACTTCAGTTCATCGTGGGCTAGGCAAAAAGAGTCCCGCGAGAACTACTACAAGCAAGGCGGTTCATTCAAACGCTCGGACATCGAACGGGCAATTCATGAAGTTAACAACAGAAGGCGATAAATGGAAAACCCCACCACATCCATCCGTGAAAGTCTTGAAGCGGCGATCGCAGCGTCTCCCGAGGCCCCTGCGCCGGCACCAATTGAATCCCCTGCACCAACGCCCGCACCTGAGTCCTCGAGTGTGGACTTTGGTGTTTCCACTGACTCTGCGCCAACTGCACAGTCTGTGGATGGAGGCTCCCAAGACCTGAACGCGCTGGCCGAGGAGCAGTCCGATCGCCCCCGCGACGAGCAGGGCAAGTTCAAAAAGACCGAAGCGCCAGAAATCACGCCTGGTCCCAAGGCGGGACCAAAGATCGACAAGGCTCCTGCCTCGTGGCGTCCTGACGTCCGCGAGCACTGGGCGCAGTTGCCGGAGACGGTACGCGCCGAGGTCGCCCGCCGAGAGCAGGAAGTGCAGCGCACCCTGCAGGAGACGGTTGAGCTGCGCCGCAACGCCGAGCAGTTCGCCCGCGTGCTGGCACCTTACGAGGCGTACATCCGCGCCGAGAACGCCACGCCCGCCCAAGCAATCGACAACCTGATGGCAACGGCGGTCAAGCTGCGCACCAGCACCGGCCCCGAGCTGGCGCAGATGATGGCTGGCTTGGTGAAACAGTACGGAACTGGCAGGTTCGGCAACCAGTTTGTCGAGATGCTGGACTCCGCGCTCGCGGGCCAACCCCAGGCGTCCGACCCGGTGCAATCGCAACTGCAACAGGCGATCCAGCAGCAGCTCGCCCCGGTGCAGCAGTTCATGTCGCAATTCCAGCAGATGCAGCAACAGCAGCGCGTGGCGACGGCGCAGAAGGCTGAGTCCGAGGTCGCGCAATTCCTGGATCGTGCCGAGTTTGCCAACGACGTCCGCGAGGAAATGGCGGACATCCTCGAGGTCGCACAACGCCGCGGCGTCGAAATGACGCTGCAGCAGGCGTATGAAAAGGCGTGCCTGATGAACGACCGCGTGCAGTCGGTCATGAGCCAGCGCAACAAAGGCGGCGCAAATGCAGCGCAGCGGGCGCGTTCTGCTGCTGTAAGCGTGACGTCAGCCGGCCCAGGAATGGGCGCTCCTCGAGTGCAGTCGGACAACATCCGCGACGCGATTGAGGCAGCTATTGCGATGAATTCAAGATAGTGGTCTAATCACAACATGGTGTGGCGGAAACGCCACGCCTGTGTGCCTCAAAGCACCGCACAGCCACCGAAAGCATTAGGAGCCCCTCGGGCCCACCTACGCGAAACGGACTGACCAAGGTCTTCCGTAGGCCACACGAAACTGGCGCACGCGCAAGCGTGTTCGTTCATCTTCATGTGGAGCTTTTCATATGGCTTTCGCTAATACGTCGGTCACCGACATCATTGCGACCACGATTCAGAATCGGTCGCGCACTATTGCGGACAACGTCACCAAGAACAACGCGCTTTTGGCGCGTCTGCAGCAGCGTGGCAACGTCAAGACCATTTCCGGCGGCAACGTCATCCTGGAAGAGCTGAGCTTTGCCGAGAACGGCAACGCCGGTTTCTACAGCGGTTACGACCTCCTGCCGGTGGCGGCTCAAGACGTCATCTCTGCGGCTGAATTCAACATCAAGCAGCTTGCTGTCCCGGTCGTTATGAGCGGCCTGGAGATGTTGCAAAACAGCGGCAAGGAAGCCTTCATCGACCTGATGGAAGCTCGCCTGAACGTCGCTGAGTCGACGATGGCCAACAAGCTGGCTGATGCTGTTTACAGCGACGGTACTGGCTCTGGCGGCAAGGAAGTGACGGGTCTGGAC